GTCATGCTCAAAATGATCAAGAGGTGACGTGATGGCCGCTCTCGATTTTCCCGCCTCGCCGGTCGACGGCCAGATCTTCAACGCGCCGAACGGCGTCACCTACACCTGGATCGCTGCGGTCGGTTTCTGGAAGGCAAGCGGGACAGCGCCGCCGATCGTCATAGTCAGCCCGACGCCGCCCGCGAGCCCCGGCCCAGGACAGCAGTGGTTTAACTCCACGCTCGCCACGCTGTTTATCTGGTACGACGACGGCAACTCGCAGCAGTGGGTGCCGGCCTCGCCGAATATGTCGGCCGCCTTCCCCGGCGGCGACTTCTTCACGGCGGTATCGAGCACGGGCTTCGGCGGGGCGCTCACGACCATCCTGTTCCCGGTCGCCATGAGCGGCAATGCAGGCAACTGGTACAATCCGGCGAACGGCCGCTACACGCCGCCGGCCGGGCGCTATCACATTTTCTCGACGTTCAGTGCCGGGCTTTCAACCGGCCCGACGCAGGTCGCTATTGTCCTGCGCAAGAACGGCGTGGCCGTCATCAGCGCCTCCCAAGTACCGGCCAACATCAATTGGGCGGGTGATCCTTCCGTCGTCGCCAACGTCGACGCCAACGGGACTGACTGGTTCGATATCCAAGCGAGCTGCAACAACGGCTCTAATGTTGCCTCGTGGATGTGGTTCGGCGCCTTCCCGCTTAACGGCATCAAAGGACCGCCGGGCGACATCGGAGCGCCGGTCGCCAACTTCAATGTCCGGGCGACGGTGCAGGACACCTTGAACGGGCCGAGCGCCATCGCCCTGTTCCGGCCCGCCGCGACGCCGGTCAAAGACTTCGATCCCGACAACGTGTGGGACCTCGCCAACAGTCGCTTCGTCGCGCCGAGCACGGGTCGCTATGCCTTCCAAGCCCAGACCTACCTTAGCCCCAACGCCGCGGGGCAGGCCGCGCTCTATCTCCGGCACATGACATCAGCCGGCGCCTCGATCAGAGACTATGCCGACGCGCACAACGTCGATGCCAGTGCCTACGGCGCCAGCTTCCATCTTTCGATGGAGCTGCAGATGACGGCCAGCGAGCGCGTCCAGTTCGTCATGGGTGCTCCGCAGACGGTCGCTAATATCCTCGCGATTGGCGGCAGCGTCGGCGGTATCACCGGCTCGACGCTGACCTTCGCGAGCGGAAGGAAGGTGGTGTGATGGCCGCGATCGACTTCCCCGCCTCGCCTGTTCTCAACCAGCTGTTCGGTGCGACGAACGGCGTCGTCTACAAATGGGACGGCCAGCTCTGGCTCGCGATCAGCGGTATCCCGTCGTCGCCGGGCGGTGACTTCATGGCGATGCGCACGACTGCGCTCTCGCTCACCGGTTCGCTCGCCGTGCTGGTGCTCAACAGCGTAGCCGCCGGCAATGCGGGCTCCTGGTACAATCCCGCGACCGGGCGCTACACGCCACCAGCCGGGCGCCATTTCATCCGTGGCTCGATGTCGACCTACAACTCCGGCGGCACCGCGGGCTCGGTCGATTTCCAGCTGCGCAAGAATGGCGTGACCATCCTCGACCGGGCGAGCGAGACCACGGTCGGCGGCAGCGCGCAGCAGCCGGTCGTTGCCGCGACAGTCGACGCCAACGGTACCGACTATTTCGAGCTGATGGCGCTGACCGGCGCCAGCGCGGGCGATATCAGCAACCTCACGTTCCAGGCGTTCCCAATAAGCGGCATCAAAGGTCCGCCGGGCGATCCAGGTGCGCCGGCCTTCCGGCTCCTGCAGCGTGTGGTGGCCGCCGCTGCCGCGCCGACCCTCGATCTCACCGGCATCCCGGCCGACATCAACGATCTCGAAGTCCGCTTCGACATCACGCCAGTGGTCAACGGGCAAGATCTTGTCCTGAAATTCTATGACGCTGCCGGCGCCTTGCTCTCGGCCGGCTACGGCTTCGTCTGCAGCGTCGCCCAGAACAGCGTGGCGATGGGCGCGCCGCCGACGATCTCAAACAATGTCGGGGCTGGCTTCACCGCCGGCATGATCCTCAACTACAGCGCCGCGAGCAGTCGCGTCGGCAATGTGTCGGGCCTCCGAGGCAGCGCCAAGATCAACAACATCCGCGATGCCGCGCGCTTTAAGTCGGCCGACTGGACCGGCAACTACGTCAATGATGCCGGCACGACACTCTATGCGCTGACCGGCTCGGGCTGGCGCGGTACGGCGGGCGCGATCTCCGGCCTGCAATTCATCTTCGGCTCGTCGGCGATCATCGCCGGCAGCACGATGAGCGTATGGGGGTCGCCGTAATGGCCTTCGAGCCACAGCCCTCTTTCGCCGTGCCGACGATCCCCTACGGCGCCGGTACGGTCGAGCGCATCACAGAGGATGGCCGCAGGCGCGTCACCGAGGACGGGCGCGACATCCGCATCACCGAACTCAAGCCGATCGTGACCATCCCGGTCGAGCCGCCGATCACCTCGCTCTCGGATATCCGCACGACGTGGGACCCGTGGGCGCTGCACGGCGATTGGCTGTTTATCCCGCCTGACCTGGTCACCGGCCGCGACCTCGAAAGCGCGGCGACGATCTCGCTGTTCACCGACCGGCTGGCCCTGCCCGACGATAAGCTGCCCGATCCGAACGACGGCGATCGCCGCGGCTGGTGGGCCGATTGGGAAGCCGACGGCGGGCCGATCGGCTCGCGCATCTGGCTGCTCTCGCGTGAGAAGGAGACCGAGGCGGTCCGCCAGCGCGCCGAGGATTACTGCCGCGAGGCCCTGCAGTGGATGCTCGATGATGATGTCGCCGACGCCGTCGAGGTCATTGCCGCTTGGAACGTACAGGCGCCGGGCCGGCTCGATGTCGACGTGGTGATCAGCCGCGACCGCAACGTCCTGCTGAAACGCAACTACAGCTGGGCATGGGGGCAACTGTTCAATGCCATTCGCTAGACCATCCCTCGGCGACATCCGCCGCCGCATCGCCGACGATCTCGTGAACAAGCTGCCGGGCGCTGACACGCGCCTGCGCGTCAACAACCTGCGCGCCTTCTCCGAGGTCGAGGCCGGCACCACGCACCTGCTCTATGGCCGTCTTGAGTGGAGCTTCCGCCAGCTCTTTCCCGATACCGCCGAGCAGGAATTCCTCGACCGCTGGGCTTCGATCTGGGGCGTCCAACGCATCCCGGCGGCGGCGGCTACGGGCTACAGCATTTGGCAGGCGCAGCCCGGCGCGCGCGTCGCGGCCGGCGCCCTGATGCAGCGCGCCGATGGCGTGCGCTACGTCACCCAGGATGGCGGCTCCGAAGCCGGCGGCTCGATCACGGTAGCGATCGAGGCCATCACGCTCGGCGCTATCAGTAACGCCGAGCCCGGCACCCAGCTCAATCTGCTGACCACCTTCGCTGGTGTCGCGGTCCAGGGCGTAGTGGCTGACCCCGGGCTCGCGGGCGGCGCCGATCAGCAGAGCGATCAGGCGCTGCTGCAGGCCGTGCTGATGCGCATACAGATGCCACCGCATGGCGGTGCCGCGTTCGACTATGTGCGCTGGGCGCTCGAAGTGCCGGGGGTGACGCGGGCGTGGTGTTACCCACTCGAGATGGGCGCCGGCACCGTCACGGTCCGCTTCATGATGGACGACGTACGCGCCGACCAGGACGGCATCCCGACGCCGGCCGATGTCGCGATCGTCGCCGACTACATTGACCCGCGGCGCCCGGTGACGGCCAAGGTCTTTGTCGCTGCGCCGATCCCCTATCCGGTCGTTGTGACGATCAGCGACCTCCAGCCCGACACGCCAGCGATACGCACCGACATCGAGGCCAACCTCCGGCAGATGCTGTTGGAGGAGGCCGAGCCCGGCGGCACGATCTATCTCTCGCAATGGACGACGGCGATCGGCATCACCGCCGGGGTCGAGCGCTTCGTCCTGGATGCGCCGACTGGCGAGACCGATCCCGGCCTCGGCAAGATCGTGATCCTCGATAGCGTGACCTACGCATGATCCGACTCGAACTAGCCGCGGATCCGACTCCGCTCGGCGACCAGGAGACGCAGCAGGTCTGCGGCTTCACGGCCGACGATTACGCGCAGGTCTTGACCGACCTGCTGCCGTTCGGCTGGGCGTGGGCGCGCGATCCGGGCAGCGTCCTCATGCTCACGATCGAGGGCCTCGCCGCCGAGTTCGCCCGCGTCCACGCGCGCGACTGCGACCTGCTCGCCGAGAGCTATCCTGGCACGGCGCTCGAAACGCTGACCGATTGGGAGCGCATCACGGGCCTGCCCGATCCCTGCACCGGTACGCTCGGGACCATCCAGCAACGGCGCGCCGCGATCCTCGCCAAGCTGGCGGCGCGCGGCGGGCAGAGCCGGCAATACTACATCGACGTTGCGCTGGCGGTCGGCTTCGTCATCACGATCGAGGAGTTCGATGCCTTCCGGGTCGGCCGCAACCGCGCCGGGCAAGCGCTCTATGGCGAGGAGTGGATGTACTACTGGCGGGTGACGTCATGGGAGCAGAACCAGAAGATCATCGCCTTCCGTACCGGACACTCGACGACGCGCGAGCCGCTGCGCAGCTGGGGCAACGACATGCTCGAATGCCTGATCCGCGGCATCATGCCGGCGCACACCATCGTGATGTTCGCCTACCAGCTGCTGGTCAGCTCTTGGGATGGCGGCGCGACGCGATGGGATGGCGGTACGTCGATTTGGGACCAAGAGATTTAAGAGGGCACCATGGCGAGCGCGATCAACGACAACTATCCGGTCGAGGGCAATCCGACCACCAAGTCGGTGCGCGACAACTTTACGATCGCAAAGAACGAGATCACCAACCTGCAGACCCAGCTCGCCGGGGTCCTGCTCAACATGCCCTATATGCCGCTCGCGGGCGCGACGATGACCGGGCCGCTGATCCTGCGCGGCGAGCCGACACAGGACCTTGAGGCGGCGACCAAGCTCTACGTCGACTCGCTGGCAGCCTACGTCACGACGCTCGATGCGCGCATCACGGCGCTCGAACAGAACCCCCTCGCCGCGCGTGTCGCCGCGCTGGAACAACACGACTAGGGAGACCCCGCTATGCAACGCATCGACAATCCGTCTGCCGTCGCCGTCCGTCCCACGCCCGGCCCGCTCGGCACGCCGGGCTTCTTCACCAACGGCAACCCCGCGCTGGCGCAGGAGGCGACGATCGTCGACGACTGGTGGGCCAACTCGGTGCAGGAGGAAATCCTCACCGTCATCGAGCAGGCCGGCATCGTCCCGAATAAGAACAATGTCGGCCAGCTTTTCGAGGCGTTGAACATCCTGTTCCAGGGCATCGGCGACCTCGGCGATACCTACCTCACGATCGCCGGCTGGCGGCAGTGGACGGCGCCGATCCTGACCGCGAATACGGCGACGAGCTACACCATCTGATGGTGTAGCT